CTGAAGGTACATATAAACCTGTATTAAACAAACTAGATAATTTAAATAATATACATTTATTATCGCCTAAAGAAGAAAAAATGATAAACTCAGCTGCTTCTTATAGAACTAAAGAATATAGCACTGTTAACAAAGAAGACTTGGAAAAATATATTACTGAGTATGGTCCTAGTAAATATACTTCATCAAAATTCCCTAAAAACATTAGAGACAAATGGATTAATGGCGTTGACGAAGTTAATTATTGGAACGGGAAAAAACTAATAATAAGAGCTGAAATTGTTAGCGTATCAGATGATAGTGAAAAAGTAACGATAATACCATATCCATTGTCAGAAGACTTAGAAGAAATTGAAGTTGATGTTATTAATTGTACTCCTGTACTTTAAAACCTAAGGAGATTAAATGCTTATTCAAAACGTAATGAATGAATATTTTAATGAAGTAAATGAAAATAAAAATTTAATACCTAATATAAATTATGGTTATAGTAATCCTGTAAAACCTAAAAATTCTAATTGGAATATTGACGAAAAACATGCTAAAATAGTTTATTCTTTTAAGTCAAGAAAAATTAGAGAAGCATTTGTTATAGAAATGATGAAGTATATTAGAGAAGCAGAATGTGAAATAGAAGTTACTTTAAAAAGTAAAAAAGTAAAAGTATCTATTTTTCCACTTTCACCATCAATGTCTGAAATAGAGTATGAGTCAATATCTGATATAAATAAAATCAAAAAAGATGTGTCTTATTACTTTGCAAAGAAGAAATAATTATTATGTCAATTGATTTAGAAAAAGATACTTTTTTTGCTAGTAAAGACATTTTTGAAAAAATTAACTTAAAATATACTGAAGAAGTAAAATCAAACGATTTGATACTAGAAATATGTAGTAAAGAATTCAAAATAGATACTTTCAGTAAGCTTTCAAAAGGTTTTAATATTAAACTACAAGATGAAAATTTTAATTTATCTGACTTAATTCTTGAAAACTTTTCTCATATTAATATAAAGTCTGGAGATAAATTAGTTAAAAGTATTAACATAAAAAATTATATAATGACATATACTGTTATAAACTGCGCTAATGAAATATATAAAATTAGTATTAAACTTAAAAATAGATAGGAACAATAACATGGAATTTAATTTTGATAAATTTGTAAAAGACATAGAAAATCGAAAAAAGGCTAGTATTAATAATAAACAGTGTCCTGATATCGATATTGAATTTGATAAAGCTAGAAGATTAAGATCAGAAAGATATCATGAAAAATGGCAAAATTTAATTAAATGGGAGAGAAAATAATGTCTAATAAATATGATATATTCTCTTTGTTTGAAAGCTTGCTAAACGATGATCATGAATCTGTCTCAAGTGAAAGACAAAAACAAGTAGATTTAGCTAACAAGCTCAAACAAAGAGATGTAATAACTAAAAATAAATCTAAAAAATCAAATTTAAAAGACAAGTCTGAAGATTCAGACGTTTCTAATGAAGATGAAGATGAAGAAGAAGAAGACGTATATAATGACGATAAAGGGCCAAAATCTATTAACTTAAAAGATGCTTTAGAACTTTCTAAGCAAAAGAAAGTTCTAAATAAATTTAAATCTTCACAATCTTTAAAAGATCCAGAAGTTAATAAAGAGTTAGAAAAGTACTTCAAAAAATTATCAGATGAAGAAAAATATGTTTTATATGTATTAGTTAATGGATTAGTTCAAGTTGCTCTTTCTGATATTAGAGGAGATGATGCAAACATACCTTCAGACTTTGGACTATCAGTTAAGAAGTCAGGTATTACATCTAGTGAAAAAGCTAAATCAAAAGAAAGAAAAATGAAACTAAGTGCTGAGCTTAGTGACGATGAAAAAGACAAAAAAATAGACAATATGAGCCCAATAAAAGTAGGAGTTTCTGAACAAGATAAAACTTTAATTAACAAAGCACTCGTTGAATATAGAAGTTTATGAAACTAATACATATATTTCAAGAAGAAAATATAAACACAACTGTAAAAGTATTGGCGACCATTAAAAACTTATTAATGATATTAACTAAAAAAGGTTGCACAGAATTAAAAAATTACAACGTACTTCATGTAAAGTACAATAAAAAAGAAAGCTTGTTTTATATAGACAAAAAAAAACTATTTACAAAAGTCTAGAATATATTGATAATAGTTTATTATTAAATGATCTAAATAGTTCAAGTTACAGTATTATTAATACTAATAGATTTATGCTATTTCTTAAAAATGATAAATTTATTTACGATGGGCTTTATAGAGATGAAAATAAAAGTTTATGTATTGATGATTCTAAAGATCATTTAGAAAAAATATCTCAGCTTTCTGAGTATATTGTGCCTAATATCAAGCTTAAGCTGTCTAATAACTACTTTGATTTATATAATAAATTTTTATATATGATAAAAAATAAAAGTTTTGAATTGAAAATTGACAATGCAAAAAAAAATATTTTTATTAAAGACTTTTTGAGTAATAGAAAATTAAATACTGATACTGTGAAATTTTTAAATAAAAAGTACAAATACAATTCTTTATCGTTATATAACAGAATTTTAAAAGGAAATAGCATAAGTAACATGTTATTTGAAAAGATAAAAGTAAATATTGTTATTTTTTACATATGCTGTATTTTTTGTGAGTTTATAAATGAACAGTTAGGAACTTTATCAAAAGAGTTTGTTATTTATGACAACTTAAATAATAAAAAATATAAAATTGTAAATTTTGATAAAATTAATTATAATTTTAAAGAAGAAAAATTAATGCCACCCATATTACCAATGAGATTTTAAATGAAATTTGAAGAAAAATATAATAGTTTGTTAGAACTAATGTATGAAATTGGAGAATATTACAAAGAAGACAACTGGCTATTTGTAAAAAAGTACATTATTAGATATTCTAATCCTGAAGCCAGAAAAATTCTTTCAACTAGACATTCATATACTAAGAAGCATACTTTAAATGAAAACGAAATTAAACTAATAAAAGATTATAAAGATAAAATGGGCATTGAGTTAGTATTGTACGAAAAAGACAAACACAAGGAATAGAAAGGATAATTTTTAATGAATAACGATAAATGGATACCTGAGATATATTACGAAGAATCTGCAGAAGGAGTGACTAAAGGCTTACCTTTTGTAAAGGTTCCTGACGATAAGAATATGCCTTCAGCGCTATTTATGTGTGAAATAAGAGATATTAAAGAAGAAGAAGTTGATCAAGAAGTTGATTTAACAGTTCATATGTACGCAAACATGTCAGTACTCAAAAGTCGTTTAGACAAAGAAACTTTTGATAAAGTAAGAACTATTGGATTAAACTTACAAACATTAGAAAGCGCTAAAGTGTCTGGTGATAAGATATCAACAAGTGTAAAAAATAATTTATCTGAATTATAATTTTAATATAATATAATAAATAAAATTGATAAAGGAAAACTTAATGTATGAAGTTGGACAAATTCTATATACAGTCTTAGAAGACAAATATAAAGTTATACCTGTTAAAGTTGTTGAGCAAGTTGTAACTAAAACGTTAAATGGAGAATCAATAAAGTATACGGTAAAGTTACCCAATAAAAAAGGTACTAAAATTTCAATTTCGAAATTAAACAAACTTTATACTGATATTAAAGAGTTAGAGTGTTCACTAGTTAACAATGCAAAGTCTGGAATACAGTCTATGCTTAAAGAGTCTTTAAGTTTAGAAAAAAAATACTTTGAAAAATCAATAAACAACGAAGTTAGCAAAGAAATAATCAATAATATATCTTTAGAAGATGATAAAAAAAATACAGTACAAATTGATCTTGGCAATGGCCAGATAGGTAATGTTGATATTTCTTCTTTAGATAATGCTGTAAAAGAACAAAAAAAAACATGAATATACTAATTCTTGATGGATATAACTTAATGTATAGAGCACGATACAGTGGAATGAATAAAGGAGAATATTCAACTGTATTTAACTTTTTTAGAGGGTTAAGACCTTTAATAGAAAAAACTTCGCCTGATCGTGTTTTTTTTGTTTTAGAAGGTGTGCCCAAAAAGAGGTTGCAAATATCACCAGACTATAAAGGTCAGAGAAAATATAATAATGATGATAACTTTTACGAGCAGAAAAAACTAATAATATCAATATTAGAAAAATATTTTCCGATTACAATTGCTAAGCACGAAGATTATGAGTGTGATGATATTATCGGATACTTAGCTAATAAATTTAGTAAAGAAAACAATAATGTAACAATAATATCATCAGATACAGACTTTATACAGTGTATAGAAGAAAATATAAGATTATATAATCCAGTTAGAAAAAAATATATTGAAGCACCTGAATATGATTATATTTTATGGAAGTCTCTTAAAGGTGATGATTCTGACAATATTGCAGGATTTGCAGGTATTGGTGATAAAAAAGCACAGAAGATGTGTTATGATAAAAATCTTTTAAATAATTTTCTATTAAAAGAAGGTTATAGAGAAAAGCTAAATAAAAACATTGAAATGATTACTTTGCATGACTTAAAAGATGATGCTAAAAGTATTATATATTATGATACTATACAATATGAAAAGTGGGACAGTTTAAAAGAAGAGTTTAAAAATTATGATTTTAATTCTATGATATCAAAAGAAAAGTCATGGAACAAATACAAAGAAACATTTGATAATTTATGGGAGAATATAAATGTCTACTGAAAGAGTTTTAGAAAACAATATACTAGTTGAGTTAAGAAATAATAACGTTATAACTTCACAAGAAGTTGCAATCCAGATTGGTGATTTATATTTTGCAAAAGATGTTATAACTGATAAACGAAGAGTTATTGAAATAAATAACTTGAATACAAGTATTAATGAAACAAAAACAAACAAACAACTATTAAAGGGTTAACATGTCTGAAACAATTTATTTTGATAGCTTAGCACAAGGTCTTTTAAAGAGTGGTGTTAAACAACTTTGCGATGCAGTTTCTATCACTATGGGTCCTAAAGGAAAATTAGTGCTAATTGAAAAGCAAAACGAACCTCCACACTTAACAAAAGATGGTGCAACTGTTGCTAAACATGTTAATCTTTCTGATAGGGTTGAATCTTTAGGCGCTAGTTTATTAAGACAAGCTAGTGAAAATACAGCATCAGTTGCAGGAGATGGTAGTACAACATCTACTGTTCTTGCAAAAGAAATATATTTTAAAGCTTCACAAGCTTTGCAAACAGGTATAGGATCACCTTCTGAAGTAACATCTATTTTAAACAAAAAAGTAGATAATCTTGTTGATTTTTTAAATTCTAAAGCTAAAAAAGTTTCTTCAAATGATGAAATAAAGCAAGTAGCATGTATATCAGCTAATGGTGATGATTACATAGGCGATCTAATTGCAAATGCAATGTCAGAAGTAGGATCTTCAGGTCTTGTAACAGTTGAAAAGTCAAAAACAACTAGCACAGATTTAAATTTGGTAAGAGGAGTTAAGCTTGATAGAGGATATATCTCTCCTTACTTTATAAATGATAATGAAAAATCTAAGTGTTGTTTAGAAGATCCAATGGTTTTAATATTATCTTGTAAGCTAAAGTCACTAACAGAAATTTTACCTATTTTAGAAAAAGCACATAATGCTAAAAAACCTTTGTTTATTATAGCAAATGATTACGATCAAGAAGCTATACAGGCTTTGATTGCCAATGTATCAAAAGGTTTATTGGAAATATGTGCTATTAGATCTCCATTCTATGGAGAAAAAAGAAATACTATTTTAAATGATCTTTCAAAAGCTTTAGATACAAAAGTATTTAACAGCTTAGAAGAAGATGAAGTATCAAAAGTATTGCTTTCAGATTTAGGTTCATGTAAAAAAATAGAGACAACTCATGATAATACACTTTTTGTTGAGTGTAAGTCATGTCAAGATTCTGATGAAGTTGCAAAGACTTTAGAGAAAAAATTAGAAGATAAAAATCTTTCTAAAGAAGAAGAAGCATTTTTAAAGCAACGTCTCATTATTAACAAAGGTGTTGTTGCTGTATTATCAATTGGCGCTAATACTGAGTCTGAACTTTTAGAATTAGTGGATAGAATTGATGATGCTTTGCATGCAACAAAAGCTGCAATTGAAAGCGGATTTTTGCCGGGTGGAGGTATATCTTTAGCAAAAGCAGGTTTAAAAATTTTGGAAGACATTGATACTAATGATTCTTTGTTAGAAAAAACCGTATCTAAAGTTTTAGCTGATGCTTGTATGTCACCTTTAAAAACTATATTAAGAAATGCTGATAAGCCTGTTGACTATATTTTTGAAATGATTAAAGAAAGCTGCGATTGGAATAGAGGATATAATGTAAGAACAGAAGAATATGTTGATATGATTGATGCTGGTATAATCGATCCACTTAAAGTTACAACAACAGCAATAAAAAATGCAACAAGCGTAGCAAATAGTTTACTTTCAGTTGGTTGCATTGTGTTAAATAATCAGCAATATTCTAATGATGTTCAGTTAGTACAATTATCTGATGATATGTATTAATATGACTTAGGAGTTTTAAAATTGGAAAAATTTGAAATTAAAGATATTGATTTAGTTATACATGAAGAAGAAGAAGTAATAGAACGACCTTTTTTACAACTTGAAATACCTGTAGATAATTTTACTAGAGATAACAATAGTAAAGATAATGAACCTAAACGTGTAATTATTATTGATTTATAATTAAAATTTATAAAAAAGGAATAAAATGACAACATCAACTAATAGTTTATTTAATAAAATTATAAAAAACAATCCTCTTTTATCATTTGAAGAAGAAGTAAAACTTTCTAGAATGGCTAAGAAAGGAGACTTAAGTGCAAGGAAAAAACTAGTTGAGTCAAACTATAGGCTTGTTATATCAATAGCAAAAAAATATCATAGAAAGAATTGTGACTTTGATGATTTATTGCAAGAAAGTAGCACAGGTCTACTAAAAGCAGTTGATCGATTTGATCCGGAATTAGGGTTTAAGTTTAGTACATATGCATCATGGTGGATAAAACAAGCAGCTTTACAATATATAAATGAAAATCAAACAAATATAAAAGTACCTACTCATTCTAGAATTTTAAATAATAAAATTAAAAAAGTAATTTCTAATTTTGAAAAAGAAAATGGGTATACACCAAGTTATGAAGTTATATCAAAACTAACAGGAGAAAACATTAAAAAACTAAAGTATACTTTAAAGTCTAATAGATCAATTATTTCTTTAGATAAAGAAACAAAATCAGGAAAAACTTTTAATGAGTATATTAGTAGTAATACAATAGATGAAAGTGATTATGTTAATCCAGAAAAATATTTAGAAAATAAAGAGTTGTTTAAAATAATAAAAGAAAGTCTAAAACTTTTAACTGAAAAGGAAGAAAAAATAATTCGATTAAGATTCGGAATTAGTGAGTCCGACTTTAATCACATAGACTTTCCTGTAACAAATGATATGATTGCGAGTTTCAATGAATAAAAAATATATAACAGTAAACAATTTTAAAGGAAATAGCTACAGTAAAGTAGCAGAAATAATGTCTAAAAACGGTCATAAAATGAACCACTCTTCAGTTAGAAATTATGTTACAAATGGGTTCTGTAAAATTGTTAAAAATATATCTAAAGAATATAATTTAAGGTACACTGAAGAAGAGATTAAAAAAATTGCTCAATCTCAAGAATTTCAAGATTCTATAGTTAAAATAATGAAAAAAGGATAGTTTAATGAAAAGTTATATAAATTATGATTTATTTAGAGTTAGAAGGCAGTTTAATCCACTAATATTGTTTTATCAAAATAATGACTTGACATATACAGAGTTTGAAAAATATTTTAATGATAAAAATGTAGAGTCTCCTGGCGTTGAATATTATAATAGAGTAAAAGCAAGATTCTTAGAAAAGAAAAGAGAACAAGATAATGTAATTGAAGTTAAACAAGAAGAGGTATCTATTGAACCAGACAAATCTAAGCCTATAAAAAAGAAGCGAAAAAAAAGAAAGACTAAAAAAGATGAAAATAACTAACTGGTTTGGTCTTTATCCAATTGAGCAAATTAAAAAGATTTACAAAAAAAGAAGAAGAATAGAAAAGATTAACAAGTCTGACAAACATTCGAATAGTTTAAATGATAATTATATAAATAAATATGATACTTATAATAGAGGTGATTCGAATGAAAGAACAAGAAAAAATAGAGATAATAATTAGCAAGTGCTTAAGTAAAACTCAAATTAATGAAGAAGAAATAGAATTGATCTGTAGAAAATCAAAATCAGATCTTTTATTAAACTACAATATACAAATAGAAGAAGTTAATTTTATCTATAAGTGGGTTAATTTATGCAAAAAAAATATTGTTAATGAAAATAATAGAAGCCTTAGAAGTAACAGTAGAAATCTAGACTACGGTCACCAAATATCAGATTCAGGTGAAGGAAAAATGGCTAAGAGAGCTATGCTTACTATGGCAAAAGACTTATATACATTATATTGCGCTTTAAATGATGGTGACGATTTACCACAGTGGTGTCACTATAAATTAGCAAATTCTAAAAAAGACTTGGGTGATATATCAGATTATATTACTTCTAAAATTACTAAAATTTGTTTAGATAGAAATATTTCGCAGTCAGATCTAAAGTTAGAAATGAGAAACATTTTTAGTAACTCGTATCTTAACGAAGGCTTTTTTGATTTATTTAAAAGTCAAAACAGAAGATCAAACGTTACATTTACAAATGAAATTGAAGGATTATCAGGAAGTAATCTAATTATTAAATTCTTATTAGATCTTAAATACTCAGAAAGATTATTTCATAATATTGTTGATAAAAATCTTGATAAAGAATTTGACTTTATAGAAATATCAAAAAAAATAAAATATTGCAAGAAAAATATGTCTACTTATAGAGCTTATGTTGATTATATATCTTATAAAGGATTAGAACTTCAAGATAGATACTCACCAAAAAGTGCTAAAGTAAAAAACAAGAGTTTATTTGACAAAATAAAAAGTATATTCTTTGAGTCAAAAGATTTAAACTCAATAAATATAGTATCTTTTGCTGAACTTATAAATGAAATAAGAATTAATAATATTAGTCTTTTTAATATTAATACACTAAATAAAGAGCTAGTTAAACTCTATAGACAATATTGTAACACTTATAGAAAAATAAGCAAAGATGAATTTTATAGTTCTTTTACAATGTATATACATACTAGAATAGTTCCTTCTTATGAAAAAGTTTTTAACACTTTTAATCAAAGTGAGTTATCAATAAGAAAAGTTTTAGATACAGAAAAAACTAATAATGATAGAATTAAAAAAAGCAAGCCTGTTGTTTTTAAAACTAATCCTGAAGAGCTTGATAAATATGAACCTAAAAACGATAGAAAAATACATAGAGGTTAAAATGAAACACGTCTTATTTATATTTTATTTATTAATAATTAGCTGTAGCAATAACTTAGAAAAATATCCTAAGTTTGAGTTAACAAAAGAAAATATAACTTCGGGTGAGGTTTTAGAAATAAAATATAATGGACTTGAACATAAATATAATAAAGTTACTTCTTATTTAGTAGACAAAGATGACAATCTGATAGACTCTTATAGAGAACAAGATGTTAGCGGCAACTATATAATTAATAGATTTTTAACAAATAGAATTAACAATATAAATAATACTTTTTTTTTAAAAATGATTTTTACTAATGAAGATTATAGTGAAACATATGATTTTCCTATAAATATTAATAATTCTCTAATTATAGAGAGTATATGTAGTACTGAAGATTGTAATGTATTAAGTGGTAATATAATAGAAAATTTATCTAATACTATAAAGATATCAGTTGTAGGAATAAGGGCAACAAAATATACGTACTATATTTCAGCATTAAACAATGTTGAATCATTCACACATGAATATGACTATCCAACTAATATTGATGGTTTAAGTAATATTGTAATGAAAAAAGTACCAGATAACTTATCATCTTATATAGGCTCTATAAGAGTAGTAGCTGAAGATAATATTGGTAACTTTGTAGAATCAGCTATTCCTATTAGAGTTGTAAGACCAATGGAAGTAAAGCATTATGGTAAATATGAATTAGCTGAAGTTTATGAGCCTATACCAGTAAGTGGATGTATAGTAGGTTCTGTAGGGAATAATGTACAATATTCAGAGTCTACTTCTGAAACTAGACAAAATTCTTTAAACATAGTAATAAGTAAGTCTTGGTCGGATAGTAATTCTAAAAATATTAATGCTAGTGAGACTGAAGGCCTATCTATAGGCGAAACTCAATCAGTTGTCAATTCTTCATCTTTATCTTCTTCAGAAACAAATTCTGAAAATCAATCGTATAGCTCTTCTTATTCAAATAGTGAAAATACGAATTTTTCTTCATCAGACGGTGAAAACTGGTCTTGGAGTTTAAACGAGTCAAAAACACAAGGAACTTCAAGTTCTAATAGTAATGCAAATACAATAGGTGGAAATGCTTCAACTTCAGTAGGTGTTACTGGTGAAGGATCTCTGCCTTTTTTAGCAAAAGCTTCTGGAAGCGTTGAAACAACCATTGGAGTTAATGCTAGTAATACAAGTTCTGAAGTTAACGGAGAATCAAACTCTAGCACAAACGGTAGGGTTTATACAACAAGTGGCGTAATAAATAAAACAGCAACATTTGGAACAGCTCAGAATACAACTAATTCTTCTTCGCTCTCAGGAAGTTATGCAGTTTCAAATTCAAATTCTTCTTCTATATCCCAAGGAAATTCTGATAGTTCTACTAGGGTATGGAATATGTCTAATAGCATTAGTAGTGGAAAAGTTATAACAATAGGTGACAGTGAAAGTATTAGTAAAACTATTGTTGAGTCTTCTTCTAGTAGTACTACATTTAGTTATAGTGGTTTTATACCTAGAGGTAGAAGTGGTTTATTTTATAGACAAACTAGTAGATGGACAAAATTATCAGAAATTATATCATATGATTTGAATGGTTTTCCTTTTCATGCAGGATATATAACTATGAATACTTGGAGTTGGGCCCCAGAATTAGCAATGGGTGAGTCTTGTAAAGAAGTTCCACAGCCTAAAATGGAGCCTGCAACATGTTATATACCACCCTGTGGAGAATAATTAGTATTTGATATTACAAAGAGAATTTAAAAGATGAACAAAAAATTAATTAGAGAATTTCATGAAAAAGTAAACGAATTAGTTGGTAGTTTAAAACATTTAAACTTTAACGTAAATAACTATGATTCAAAAGCTTCAATTAAAATTGCAAATATTTTAAAAAAAAATGGTTATGAGGCTATAGGTGGTGGTTCTTATAGAGCAGTATACTCTAGAAAAGATGTTCCTTTTGTAATAAAAGTAGGATTTAGTACAGCAGGTATGTTATCAAATAAAAGAGAAGCACTTGCCGCATCTTCTACTGATAAAAGTCAAAATATAAAATCAATTCTACCTCATCTTTACTCTCATGATAAAAACTTTGCATGGGTTATATTTGAGAAAGTGATACCTTTATCAAGATATGTTAAAGATATTAATAAAGAGTATAATGATATAGCAAAAGTATTTCCTACGTTCCATAGAATATTTTCTAATAGTAATTCATATCATGAAAATCCAAAAAGTGAACATTTATATTTAATAAGAGACTTAATATCTCAGACTTTTTACTATATTACTAAAAATGGAACTAAAGATTACAAAGAGATAATCAATCAAATGAAATTAGAATGCCCATCTTTTGGAACAATTCAAGATTGGAAGAAAGATATAGAAAATATAATATCAGAAGAATCTATGGAAGATATTAAAAAGTTTATTGAAGCAGCTAGTATTGATAATACGTTAGATATAGCAGCTAATAATCTTGGAAGAAGATATTCAGACAATCCTTCGCCAAAAGATATTGTAATATTAGACTTTGATGATAGTCCTCAATATAGTAAAAACGTTTTACCTGTTAAGAATAAAAAAGACGCTGAGATCGTAAATACTAATATTGATGATTACAGAAAAAGCAAAGTAAATGTGAGCGATTTTTATGACTGGGAAACTAGTGAAGAAGATTATGACGAAAGTTATGATGATGATGATGAAATAGGATATCCAATGTCATATGAAGAGTATACAAATCGTAAAAACGAGAATATTAAAAAAAATATTTATTCAAAGTTATTAAAAGAATTTTATAAAAAAGAAACAGATATAGCACTTAAGCTTAAAGAAAGAGAAGAAAATCCAAAAAGCTGGAGTTCGTATAATGATCTTTATGATGTATTAAAAAAAGAAGGTTATGATATAATAGGATCAGGACACTCAAGAGTTGTTTTCTCAAAAAGTGATGTTCCTTTTGTAGTTAAATTATCTTCGCATCCATCTTCAGGAATACGTGCTAATAAGTCTGAAATTTCATTATCAACTAAAAAAAGCTATAGCAATCAAGTTTCTAGTATGATTCCAGAATTATATTCATATTCTAAAACTGGGTATTGGATAATATGTGAAAAAGTAACGCCTATAGAAAAAGTTTCTATCGAAACTCTGGTTAAATCTTTCCCAACTTTGTATTATTTTGCAAAACAAGAAACACTTAATGACGGTACAGTTATAGATAGAGACTTACAAAAAGACAAATTTTTAAGTTTAATAAATAATGTATTTTACAATATAGCATCTAAGCCTCATGTGAATATAAATATTGCTCTTTCTATAATAGGAAGAGCATGTAAAATAATATATTCTGAAGAATATGACTTGATAAAGATAAAAGATGCACTTCCTCTTCTAGATATAAAAAGATTTATAGCGACAACAAGCTATGACTATACAATGGACTTGCATCTTGGAAATTTAGGCATAAGAAATGAAAAAGATATAAATCCAAATAGCTTTGTAGTACTTGACTTTGATCCTAAAATTGGTGGATCAAAAAAACAAATTAGACATACATTTGAAGAAAACCCAGATCACCCGAGTCATCCTAGACATGACGCAAAGTTAATAAGAAATATTAGTAATTTTAACGCTCCTAAGGAACCGAATTGGTCTGCTATAATGTCATCAGAAGTTAATAGAAAAAATGAAAGTGTTGTTGCTGAAGTCATATACGAAAGATTAATTATGGAAGCATCAAAACAAAAAAGAAGCAAAAACAGAAGTCATCCTGATGACACATACGAGTATGGTTGGCCTGAATTTGATGATGCATGGTTTGATACCGAAGGTATAACTACATGGGAAGAAGATCGTGAGTGGACTAAACAATGGTATAAAAGAATGGGATTAATGAAATGAAAAATAAAATATTATTAGAAACTTGGAAAAGATTTTTAAATGAATCTAATAGTTTACCTGAAGGTGTTTATCCTGACTTTGGATTGGTACCAATGTCTGCGAAACCTTTTCATGAAGGTCATATGGAGTTAATAAGAAAAGCTTCAGATGAGTGTAGAGAAGTAATTGTATACGTATCAACTTCAGACAGGAAAAGAAAAGGTGAAGTAACTATATACGGCGAAGACATGGAAAAAATATGGAAAAATATATTAGTTCAATATATGCCTGACAATGTTGTTTTACTTTTTGGTGGCTCACCAGTTAGAAACGTATATTCTAAACTTGAAGAAGGTTTGCAAGATGAGAACATAGAAAAATCTTATGCTGTATACACAGGCGAAGAAGATAAAGGTAGATACAACTCAAAGTACTATAGTGAAATGATTGATAGAGTTTATATTAGAACTTTGTCTAGAGGCGAAGATACAAAAGCAATAAGTGGTACTTTAATGAGATCTTATTTGTCAAACGCTTCTGAAGACAAATTTTTATTTTTAGATGGACTTCCTACTGAGATAAGTGACAGTGACAAAGAATTAATATTCAATATATTATTTAGCCGTTTAAACTAATTATCTTCTTTTTTGTCTTATAAACTCATTTTTAAACTTAGGCATATGATCTAAATTTCTCATACCTGTACCTAAAATTTGATTTAATGGAGCAAAGCCTCCTGTTACTTTATAAGTATTGCCATCTCTTCCAATGAAAACTCCACCTTCTATAGGAGAAGATATTGATCTTTCAATTCCATGGTTTCTAATGTTGGCAACATGTAAAGAAAGTGTATTCATTAACTTTGTTTGAATATCAGATGGATTTTGAATATTCATCATGTAATCGTAATCTTCTAAAGCAGCTTTTAATAACTCTCTTAATTCATTTACATTTTTTTTGCTAGCATCAGAAGACATATATCTACTTGGAATGTTATGTAAAAGTTTAATCCCAAGTAGAATAAATATTGGTCTAAAGTTTTTAGTCACTCGTTTAACGATTTTATAAGCTTTAGCCTTACTTGTTAATCCCAGGCCTACCAAAGATTTTTTTATTTCTTTGTCTAGGTCTTTTTTTATTTGATTACCAGTGATTGAAGAAGACTCGTTTGTTACAAAATCATAGATCATATCGATTTTATCGTCAGCTAGCAATTCTGTTATGTTTTGTTGATCTAATAATGTTTTTATTTCTAGTTTAACTGCGTCAGCTATAGTCATATCATTTGTTAAGTTTAGCTTGTTTGAAACATTACTTAATTCTTTTAAAAGTTCTTCAATGTCTTTTTCACTTAAGTTGTTTAGCTTTACTTTAAAGTTTGAACCTAGATTAAAGCCATCTTCATGAGTATCAAAATATGGCTGAAGTTTTTCTAAAAGATACAAAAGTCTTTCGTCATCAGGGGAAGAATTAATTATGTTGCCATTAATATCATAGTCAACAATTGAATGGAAAACAACATACTTCATATCATATCTTATTTGATTTGATTTTTCCGGATGCATTATTTCAAAATTAATATATGTTTTTCCTCCTTTGGGAGCTTGACCAAATATTCTTTGTATGTCTTGTTTGTTTAAAGAAGATTTTATTCCATTGAACACTGCATTAGAACCAGACTTAAAAAGAATATGTGCAGGATGATCTGGTCCAAATTTTTCTAGAGTTTCTTGATGAGACATGTCAGACTTGTTTCTAGAGAAAAATACTTTATTTAATTCTGGATCTACTCTAAAAAATAAATTTGCACCGTCAACTTTTTCTGAAATTTCAAAATCATTTCTAAAGTCTTGTATCATATCAATCATATCTGATATTTTTAAATGAAGATTTTCATATGGGTGCATCATATGACCTGCCTTGCCACCTTCATTAATTATTTTATACTTTATACCAGATAACTTTGTTATTTCTTTGATTAACCTTTCTCTTTTAGATAAAACTATTCTGTTTTCATTCAATAAAGTAAGTGATTTTTTAGATTTAGAGCTAGATAAAGATTCAGCTAGAGTTAGATTATTCATTACTAAATTCCTTAAATCATAGTCACTAGAATTTTTTAACTTTGCGTAAGCAATTCCTGAATTTGATATTTTAGATGTTGTTAAAAGTTTATTATAAGCACTTTTATGAATCATAATATAAGATCCTTTTTTAATAGTTTTACCATAATAAGAATTATTTTCTTTTATAGTTTCATCTTGACCCCAAATAATCATAAACCAGTCAGCATTTACTGACTTGCTAATTACGTTTCTTAACTCTTGATCAACTTGATTACTAATTTCTTTTGGATCTTGTACATTATTAAAAGTATTTCTTAATAAATCAACACACTTATCAGCTATTTGTTTTTTAATTGGATTACTTATATTACCAGTTATATTACTCATTTTATCTAGAAACCCTGAAACACCTGGGCTTTCATCAGATCCAGAAAAACTATTAATTAGTTTAATAAAATCATCTTTTCCTATTTCACCTTTTTTAATTTTATATAGAAGCTGACCTGTTTCACTTTGAGGATTATCACTCAAATTAAGTGCAATAGAAAATACTGATAGAGCAAAAACAAAGTCACTCCAAACAAATAAAGCTTCTCTACTTCCTCCACCTAACCTTATTCCTTGCGTAAACACATGTTTTAAGTCTTTAATTTCTTTACACTCTATAGTTAGTCTATTGTTAGTAAAAGATTTGTATTTAGATATTTGTGTTTGATTTAAAAAGTATTTGTCAATACTAATATCAGTTGACTTACTGCTCTCTCCCGAAGATGTAACTGATGCTAGCATTGCTAGCCCGAAACTTTCGTCGCCGATTTCAATTGCTCTTTTTCTTTTAACGTGTCTTTCTTCATTTTTACTAGCAATTAAATTATTTAACTCTACAGAAGAAAATAAATTATTGATTTTTTCAACAACATTAGCACCCTTGCCTGATATTGCATATCCAGCACTAGCAGTATTTGAACCGTCAGATCTTAGTGTATTATTTGTAACGTTATCTATGATATTAGTACCTTCTAAAGCTTTAATAATCCCAGGTACATCATCGATTGGATTTAAAGCAGATGATTTATACTTAAATTCTATAGTAACTAAATTTTTATCTGGTAAAAAAGCATATTTATCAATTTCATAAAGTTTATCTTTTATTTTATTACAAGCATCATTGTGATTCATATCAGTAGGCAACTCTTTTAAAAAATTTAGTATGTCGAATCTTAATCCTTCTATATTATTATTATCCAACTCCTCCTGTAATACTTCGTCTTTAAATTCAGCCAATGCTTTGCTTATTTGATTGTTGTATAATGCAGTAATCACACTTTTTCTTTTTGCCTTAGTAACTCCAATACCTTTAGTTTTTATGTATTTTATATATTCACTTCTAGTATTTTTTTCTACAGAAAAAAGATTTTTCTTTAAACTACTAACAGAACTATCTTTATTTCTAGGATTGGGGAACTTTCCGCCTCTATTTAAAATATCATATACTATTGAGTACTCACCTCTTCCTCCACTGCCGTCTTTAAGATCAAAAAATTCCATAGCGTCAGATGACAATTTACCCGTTATAATACCATCTAGTTTCATTTCTGCTTCAGCTAGCAGTCTATTGTTACTCATATTTAGATTATTTCTATATACTTTTTTTAAACTATATCTACTCATACTAATTTATTTCCTTTTATATTATAACTATATATTTTAGAGTATATTGTATTATTTGTGTCAATATTAAAAATTACAAATTTTTTATTTTCTTTTTCCACCAAAATATGCTTTTGCGTGACCTTCATTAATCATTTGTTGATTATAACTATTTTCTTCTTCTACGTTCTCTTCTTCTATAGACCATATGCGACCAAGCCATCTACCAAACTTTCCCTTCTCTTCAGTGTGCAATAAAACTTTTTTGCCAAGAATTCTTTCTCTTAACCAGTCTCTAGCTTCATAACCCCTAGCTTTTTCTTCTAAGTCTTTTGTCCTTATCTCTGGTGTATCAACACCTAAAAGTCTTACCTTCACTCTTAAAAAAGTTTTAAATCCTAAATCAACTATACATGTACATGTATCTCCGTCATATACACTCACAACTTCTGCTATATAATAAAATGGTTTCATAATCTATCCTTAAAATAATGTTATATTTAAATTGTAAATATCATTTATTGAAATTATAATCTTTATATAATAAATATAAATTGATAAATAAAAGGAATATAATGAATATTCAAAATAATAAAGTATTAAGCTTTGATGATGTGTTATTAACACCTCAATATTCAGATATAAAAAGTAGATCTGAAATTGATACTTCAATAGAATTAATTAAAAATGATATAAAGATCAAATTAGATATACCAATTATCTCAAGTCCTATGTCAACAGTTACAGAAGCATATATGTGTAATGCAATAAATAATTTAGGTGGAATGGGTATTATACACAGATATAATACAATATCATTTCAGACTAAACTTTGCTCATACGTATATAATACAAGTTTAAAATCCGCAGCAATTGGCGTTACAGGTGATTATAAAGAAAGATTAGAATCCCTATATAATGAAGGATTAACAATAGTATGTATAGATGTTGCGCATGGTGATCATATCTTAGTTAAAGAAGCATTAGAATTTATAAATGAATTCTACCCAGGTCTATTTATAATTGCAGGAAACGTTTCTACTGCTGACTCTTACGAAAGACTTTCTTCTTGGGGTGCAGATGCTATTAGAGCTAGCGTTGGAAGTGGAAGTATTTGTACAACACGTATTCAAACAGGACATGGTATACCAACTTTGCAAGCTGTTATAGACTGTGATGAAAGAAGAAAACAACTAATATTAGAAGGAAAGAAAGCTGCTTATATAATTGCAGATGGTGGAATTAAAAATAGTGGTGACATTGTTAAATCACTAGCAGCTGGAGCAGATCTAGTAATGTTAGGGTCTATGTTAAGTGGTACTAAAGAATCTCCAGGAAAGATTACAGTAAATAATGAAGGTAAAAAAGTAAAGAAATATTCAGGTATGGCTTCTAAAGCTGCTCAAAAGTCATGGAGAGGATCTTACTCTTCTATTGAAGGCGTTAGTACATATGTTAATTATAAAGGAACAGTTAGTAAAGTAGTTAATGAAATCATGTCTAATGTTAGAAGTGGAATGTCATATAGCGGTGCTAGAAATTTATTAGAGTTAAGAGAAGCAATATTTGTACAGCAAACACAAAATTCACATTTTGAAGGTCAACCACATATCTATAGGAAATAAATAATGCCAGTTAAATTAGTTTTAGGTCTCCAGCATGGAGACGAAGGTAAAGGAAGAATAGTAGATGATTTATGCCAGACTTGGGCAGATATTATAGTAAGATTTCAAGGCGGGGGAAATGCAGGACATACTGTATATAATGAAGCCGGTAAGAAATTTGTAACACATATATTACCTGTAGGTGTACTTAACAAAGATAAAGTATCAATAATATCTAAAGGATGTGTTGTTAATATTGTAGATTTATATGAAGAAATAAAATCTTTAGATGTTTCAAGTAAAAATCTTCATGTATCTTCTTTATGCCCAGTCATTGAACCAGTTCATATTCTAATTGATAGATCAAAATATCAAGGTAAAATTGGAACAACAGCAAAAGGAATAGGACCCGCATATTCATCTTATTATGCAAGAGACTCTTTCTTAATTAGAGATATATTGAGTGAACCAGAAAAAACATATAATATTATTGAAGATAGATTCTTTAAGTTTACATCTGAAACAAAACTATTCAATAAAAATCCTATAGTTTATAAAGAAATATATTCATACTTCAGACATTACTTAGACAACTTTTATGATGCAGTTAATTTTTTAAAAGACTATGTAAATTATGATGATAATATTTTACAAGAACTATACAGACAAAACAAGAATATTCTTTTAGAAGGTGCTCAAGGGACTGGATTAGATATAACATCTGAAAACTATCCTAACGTTACTTCATCCTCACCATCAGTTGGGGGTGCAATAATATCATCTGGACTAAATCACAATCAGATTGATGAAGTAATAGGTGTAATAAAAGCTTATAAGACAAAAGTAGGATCAGGAAACTTTATGTCTAGATGTAATGATGAAGATGAAAAAGTATTAGCATTTTATGGAAAAGAATTTGGAGCAACAACAGGTCGACCAAGAAAATGTGGCTGGCTAGACTTAGACGAAGTTAATGAAGCAATAAAAAGAAATGGTGTTACTCATATATGTTTAACCAAAACAGATGTTTTTACAAACATAAATGAACCATGCATATATGCTGATAATAGTTTACACAATATATCTAAAATAAACGACGTTACATTAAATGATGAATCATTTATAAACCTACTTAAAATAATTAAAGTTAAAACTGGGATCAATAATATATCATACACAACAGGTCCTAATAGAGGACAAATAAAATGGGATGTAGAAATTTAATAGGTAAATTGGCATACGCATATTATGCTGAAGAATATGTTTTAGTATTAGAAAAAATCCACGGATGCTACTACAAAGTATTTATGAAAAATAAAGTAGCAATAATACCCACAAAAAACTTAATTTTAAATATTGATAATAAGAAATAGAAAAAATATATGATACCACGATACAAAATTAAAGAAATAAGTGACATTTGGTCAACAAAAAATAAATTAGATACATGGTTAAAAGTAGAGTTAGCACATTTATCTTCGTTGACAGGAAACATTATTAATAGAACTATATCAGAAGAAGAGTTTCAAACAATAAAAGATAATGTAAAAATTGATATTGATAGATGGAAAGAAATAGAAAAAGAAACTAAACATGACTTACAAGCATTTGTTCAAATGCTAGAAGAATCTGTACCTGGTGATGCTGGAAGATGGATACACTACGGATTAACATCTTCAGACATACTTGATACATCTTTAACAATCATGTGTAGAGATAGTATTAAAGTAATAAAATTCTATTTAAGCGATCTACTTTATAATATGTACACTTTACTTAAAAAAGATTATATTAATAGAAATATTCTTTCTAGAACACATGGAAAGTCTGCAGAAATTCAAACTTATTATGAAGTAGTTACTAGATGGATTTCTCAGCTTCAAAGAGGATATGATGAGCTAACTAGATTAAAAACTTCTATAACTTTTGGAAAGTTATCAGGACCGTCTGGCAATTATACAACTAATGATAAACAAAATGAATACGATGCATTAGTTTCTCTAGATCTTAAACCTGTCAAATCATCTCAAATAATTTCTAGGGATATCTATTTAGACTACTTTTATGGAATATTAAAGGTAATGCTAGCTGTTGAAAAAATAGCTTATGATATAAGAATATACAGTATTGACGGTATCAATGAAATGTCTGAACCATTTAGTAAAGGGCAAAAAGGATCTAGCGCTATGCCTCACAAGAAAAATCCTATTGTAACAGAAAATATTTGTGGTATGTCTAGACTTTTCAAATCTTATTTTCATACTGCTGTAGAAAACTGTTTAACACTTTTAGAACGAGATATATCACATTCTTGTTCTGAAAGAATTATATTTAAAGATGCTGCACACATTGCTTGTTATACTCTTTCTAGACTATCTTCTGTAATAAAAGATTTAAATTGTTTTCCTGAAAACTCTGAGCTCAACTGTGAAAAATATTCAGCTCAAGTAAATACTCAGTATAAAATGAATGAAATGATTAAAAGCGGTTTAACTAGAAAAGAATCACATGATAAAGAACAAAAAGAATCAGAATCTATTTAAATATAATAGTTATATCATATAGAAAAGGAAATTTAGCTATATGAAAAAAAGATTAAATGAAAGAAAACTAACTAGAAAATTTTTAAGTGAAATGATAAGCTTAGAGCCAATTAACAAAATTAATAGTTCAAGTTGTCATATTTGTTGTATTGATCCATGTATTTGTCACGATTATCATGATGATACTAGATATGAAGATAATACAGGATCTTCACACAGAGAAATGAATATGAGTGATGATGGAGTAATTTCTAAAGAAGAGCTATATAATCACTTTGATTTAGATCAAGATGGAGTAGTTACTGGTGAAGAATATGCAAGTCATATAGACTTTCACGCAGCACATCCTGAAACTTTAGACAAGTATAGAAACGTTTCTAGAAAATCATTAGAGAATGTTCCGTGTAAAACCTCATATGAGAAATGTGGATCTTATTACATGTCTGATCCCGAATCTATGGATACACTTTTACAACCTATACTCGATGCTACAGGAGCTTCATGCAAATCATCAGCAATACAGTCAATGTTAGATGTAGCAAACATTATGAAAGAATGTGGTATAGTTTAAAAATATTAGTGTAAAAAACAATTTATTTTTATATAATTAATTGTAATTATAAAAAGGATTAATTATGTTAAAAATAGGATATAAGGCAGCACATTATACTTCAATAAACAAAGTAGGAACCATTGTAGAAATTAATACAATTAAAAACAATCAAATGACAATTGGTGGTACTACTGGTGCAAGAGTTTATATTACTTTAGAATATAAAAAAAATGATGGAACATTAGAAAGAATACAGTATCCATCGGGTGACGTTATGAGAGTTTACGAATAAAGGAGAAACATGATATATTTTTTAATGTATGCACTAAGCTTTCAATGTATGGTTGATTCAATGAAAAATGCTTCAGAAACTGAAATTGGTTACAAGTGGAAAATAGTAAAATCATATCCAGAAAAAAAGAAAAGACTTAATAAAATTCTTAAATATGCATGGAAAAACAATGATGTTGATTCTAGAATATTAGCTCTATCTTGGATAGAGTCTAGACTTAGACCAAATGTAAAAACAGGTGATAGAGGAAAAGCTTGTGGAACTTTTCAAATTCATGCAAGATATTCTTATCCAATGTTTAGAAGAAAAGGTGGATGGAAAAATTGGAAAGAAAGTGAAAATAAAAGTGAAATACAAAATGAATGTAAAAAATTAAGAAACGTTAAGTATTCAGTTAATACTCTTAGAAAGCTATTAAAAATTCTAGACAAAAAAAATCTACATTCTTGTCATCATAATAGTGGAGTTTATGGAAAATGTAATACTTGGTACAAAAAAAGAGTTGATTTTTGGATTAACTATTTTAATTATTCAAAACATACATGTATAAAAGAAAACAAGCCGTTACAAGTAAATGAAGCATTATTAATACATTACACATACAATATTATAACTACATACTTAAGCTTAATTAAAAATAAATAGAAAACTATCCACGTGTAAAATTTAAATTTAATATTATATAATCACTTTGAAAGGTGATAATAAATATGTCAAAATATAAAAATTATTTTTATGAGTTAGAATCTTATATTAATAAAAAATATAATGTAAAAGTTTCTTTGTCTTATGATACTCAAGATTTTTGGTTTCCAAAGTTAAAGTTAATAATGATTAATAAAAACAATCAATGGAGAGAAAGATATTTTTCTTTACTTCACGAGTCTGGTCATGTTATACTTGATATGGGATCAATGACCACAAAATATATGAAAATGCAAAATGATATAAAAGAAAATATAAAGTCTAAAAAAGATTTAATTAACGAATTAAATGAAGAAATCTTAGCTTGGAATTTAGGGAAGAATTTATCTTTTGAAATGTTTCATGAAATAGATACAGACAAATATAACGAAATAAAAACAGGATGTATAATGTCATATATAAAGTCAGGTTTAAAAGATATTTATAGAAGCAAAATAGATATTGATGTTATTAATCCAAAAGTGTAAATTTACAAATAATATTATATAATTTATACAAAGGGGAACTACTATGTCATATAATAAAAAAGCATTACTAGAAGCTAAAAAGAAATTAGAAGAATCTAATCCTGGCTATTTGAGATCTATTAGAAAGACAAAGAGTAAACCTAAAAAAACAATTATTAAAAAAGAGAATTTTGAAAAGAAAAAAACTATTTGTGAGTGGAACTTTAAAGTTAACGAGTTAGTATATATAAAAGATTATATTGGTACAAACTTTCATGCTCAAAAAGGTATTGCACTAATAGTAGCTGAATCTGGCAGTAAGTTCTTTGGCCGAAAAATAAATCATAATCATTACTATGTTTTATGGGAAAATAAAATATTTGAAGTTTCTGGGACTTATCTTAGAAAAATACTATGAAGTGTAATAAAATTATTTTTATTATACAATAATTATGTAATTAAACAAACCATTTAAAAAGGAATTTAAATGAAACTTAACGTAAAAAGAGATGATATTAATTTTGGATGTAACATTCTTGATTTAACTGTACCAAATAAATTAAGAGAGAGATACAAAAGTGGTATTAATTATATTGATGATGCATTTGGTGGAGAAGGTTTTACTCCTTCAACTATGACTCTTTTTACAGGAGAGCCAGGTGCTGGTAAAACTACTTTAATGCTTGAGTTAGCAAATGCATTAACTGGTCAAGGTCATGTTTGTTTATTCAACACAGCTGAAGAAAGCTTATACCAAGTTAAAATGACTTGTGAAAGATTAGAGTTAATGCATGGTTTTGTTGCTGGACAAGAAAGCTATGTTCCTCGTTTATTATCCCAATGTACAAAACTTAGAGGAATTTATCCAACAAAACAATTCTTTTTAATTGTAGATTCATTACAAACTCTTAATGATGGTAAATATGGAGAAGAACATATTAACGGTCAAAGTGCAGTAAGATCTTTGCAAAAGTTAACTGATTATGCTAAAGAGCATTATATTAACGTTATCTGTATAGGACAAGTTAATAAAAGTGGTAATATGGCCGGATCTCAAAAACTTAAACATATGGTTGATGCAATGCTTCATTTATCTATTGAAAAGAAAGATGAGGATTTTAAAGGTTATAGAGTTCTAGAAACTGTTAAAAATAGATTCGGAGGCGCTGGTTGGACATTTTTCATGGATCTTGGTTCTCGTGGATTTAAAGAAGTAGCAAGAGTTGGAGCAGCTAGATAAATGTTTTATGGGCTTTTAACATATTTTGCTGCATCAATAGGCGTATTCTTTCAGCATAATTTGCAGTATATTTATCCATGGTGGAAAGACAAGCCTATTATAACTACACTTATATTTTCTATTCCTGTGGGTTATTGCTATCTTACTTCATGGACATATTTTACTAACACATTAGGTTCAGTTTGGACTACTAGATTTTTATTCTTTGGCTTTTCATATTTAGTTTTTCCTATACTTGCATATGCTTTCTTAAATGAAACACCTTTTACCTTAAAAACTTTGTTGTGCACATTTCTCAGTATACTTATTATTTTAATTCAATACAAACTATAGATTTCATAACGTGTAATTTTTAATATTAATATTATATAATATTTATGTAATCAATTCTTAATAAAGGATAATCTTAATGGATATTAAAACATTTAAAAATATTGCTTCAAAACTACCTCCACATATTGCTGTTCTAATGAGAGGTGGAACTGGTATTGGTAAATCAGCATTAGTGGCACAAATATCAGAAACTATTAAATATCCTCTTATTGATGTTAGAGGTTCTACAATGAGTGAAGGTGATACTGGAGGATATCCTGATATTGAAGGTATGAAAAAGAACGGTGTTATGACATTTTGTATGCCAGCTTGGTTTATTAGAGCATGTAATGAGCCTGTTGTTTTATTCTTAGATGAATTAAATAGATCTCTTCCAGCTGTTCAACAATCATTCTTTCAAATTGTTTTAGATAGACAGCTAGGTAATGATGAATCTGGCAATCCATATAACATACATCCAGAAACAAGAATATTTGCTGCAGTTAATCATGGATCTGAATATGATGTAAATGAAATGGATCCAGCATTATTAAGAAGATTTTGGACGGTTGATTTAGAAGCATCATTTGAAGATTGGGAAACATGGGCTAAAGGAGAAAATGTAAGTGATTTTATTATTAGTTTTCTGAAAACACGAAAATCACATTTTGCACCAGACTCTGCAGAAATGCAACCAGGATCTGTATTTCCAACACCCGCTTCTTGGGCAAGACTTGATGAATCAATTAAATATCTAGATATTGATTTAGAAGATAAAAGTAGTAAAAATATGTCTACTTTATTTAGTTTGTCACAAGGTTTCATAGGAAAAGAAACATCAATTGAATTTAATGATTACGTTAAGAAATATAAAATTCATGTTAAACCTGAAGAATTACTGGAAAGTTTTAAAGAATGCAAAGAAAGAATTAGTAAGCTATCTAATGACGCAATTAATTCATTAATAGAAAGATTAGGAGAGCATGCTGGATTAAATGACTGGACTCTTGATCAAGCAGAAAACGCTTCAAAGCTTTCTACAGTTATTTCTGATGAAATGTTAGTACACCTTTGGAGTTGTATTTCTAAATCTAAAAATCTAAAGTCAATACAAAACTTTCACTATCATATTGGTACAAAATTAGTTGAAGTTATTAACGCTAACAAAGATCTAACAAATTAGAAGTAGACTTCAATAAGTGTAATTTTTTAATTATTTATATTATAATATAATAAAAGAAAGGTAGTTATATTATGAATAAGTCTACATCAAATGATATTTTAAGAATTTCTAATGCTACTAAAGAGCAAATAGAAAATTTTAAATTATCAAAACATCTGTTAGATCTTTTAATGGAAGAACCTTTTTATAGTAGAATAATTAGAAGTCTTAACAAAGTTGAAACAACTAATATTCCAACAGCAGGTGTTTTATGTCAAGATGGAGAACTTACACTTTGGTGGAATAGAAAATTTTTAGCCGGTCTAGAACATAAAGAAGTTAAAGGTTTGTTAAAACATGAATGCTTACATTTAGTTTTTGAGCACACATCAGAAAGAAAAAAAGATCCTCATTTAATTTGGAATTACTCAACTGATCTTGCTATTAATTCTATAATACCATATGATGAATTGCCAAAAGGAGGATTAGTTCCAGGTCATAGACTTCCTCCATTAAGTCCAGATGAGTTAGAAAAAATGGATGATAGTGCAATAGAAAATTACAATCATATTTCAGAAATAATATATAATTTACCTCCAAATAAAACTTCTGAGTTTTACTTTGAAATATTAATGAAAGATGATAAAATTAAGTCGTATGCTGAAAGTAACAGTGGCGGAGGTATAAGCATTGGATTTGATGATCATGAAGGTTGGGGAGACTTTTTAGATGATGCTGAAAAAGAGATTCTTAAAGAAAAAATAAAAGAAATTCTTAAGGATTCAATTAAGGAAGCTGATACAAATGGATGGGGTTCAATATCACACAATCATAGGAAAGATTTTTATAGATTAGTTGAAAGAAAAATAAAATGGGAAGACATATTAAAAAGATTTTGTGGTTTTACTAGAAGAGATGAAAGAAGATCTTCAAACAAAAGACTTAACAGGAAATACCCGGGAATACATCCAGGAATTAAAAAGCTATACAGGCCAATGATAGCTGTTTATATAGATGAAAGCGGTTCTATGGATGATGATTCTTTAAACAGATTTTATAATGAATTAAACGTACTAAGTAAGTTTACTGATTTTTATGTTTATAAGTTTGATTCTGAAGTTCAAGAAAAAGAAGGCTTTTTATGGAAAAAAGGAAAGTCTGTTAAGCTTAGAAGAGGAATGTGTGGAGGGACATGCTTCAAATCAGTTACAAAACATGCAATAAAAAATAAGAAACTCTTCGATGGATATATTATTTTTACAGATGGATGTGCACCTAAACCTCCTACATCTAGAGGTGTTAAAAGATGTTGGATTTTAATTCCTGACTATAAACTTAGTTTTTCTAAAGACAAACACGATGTATTAATCAACATGAAATAAAAATTGTAAAAGGAAGATAAATGTTATATAATTTTAAACAAGAAACATTTAAAATAATTAATAAGGATAATCAATATAAATTATATCATCAAGCTGTTAATAAATGGTCTAAAGGATGGACTTATATTGGTTGTTTTAAAACACAAGATCTTGCAGAGACTGCTGCAAAAAGATATACTCTATAAAAAGGAATACTAAAATGAGAATGAGAAGGTACAAGTTTACGATTGAAAAGAATGGATTGCGAGATTATGATGCTGAAAATGTTAAATATGTTTTTGGATCTTCATCACCTAGAGATGCTATTAGAAGAGTAGATAAGGTATTAAAAGATGCAAAGATTTCTGGTAAAAGACTTTCATATTACGCAAAACAATTCTTAGAAGCTGTCGCTATTTCTGCTCAAACTGATCTTTACGAAGAAGAAGAATGCTAAACTTAGAAAAAGTAAATACATTTTTAGAAGATATGAATAGAACTACATCTTCTAATAACAAAATAGAAATTATTAGAAACTGTGAAAAGGATATAAAAAAACTGTTGTACTATACGTATAACAACTTCCTTCAGTTTAACATTAAACCAAAAAATTTAGAAAAAAATATTTCTTTATGTAATAAATATACAAAGTTTAATGATCTGTTTGATCTCCTTGACTCACTAAATCATAGATTAATTACAGGTCATAAAGCTATAGAAGAAGTAAACGGATTTATTCTAAACAACAAAGAATATAAAGATTTATTTTATTTAATTCTTGAAAGAAATCTAAAAATTAGAGCTTCAGTTAAATTAATAAACAAAGCAATTCCAGGACTTATTCCAACTTTTAATGTAGCTTTAGCAAATAAATTTGATGAAAAAACAAAAAAGAAAGTTGATTTAGAGAAAGATGTTTGGTATGTATCAAGAAAACTTGACGGTGTTCGTTGCCTTATTGTGGTCGACGAAAAAGGAAAAGCAAAATCATACTCAAGGGCAGGAAAACAATTTCATACACTATCCTTGGTAGAAAAAGAAATTGAATCACTTGGCTTTAAGAATGTAGTTTATGATGGAGAAATGTGTATTGTTGACAACAACAATGATGAAGATTTCCAAAGTATAATGAAAGAAATAAATAGAAAAAACCACACAATTCAAAATGGTTTGTTTCAAGTATTTGACTATATTCCTTATAGAATGTTTAGTAAAGGCTATGGTGAAACTGGTACACTTTCTCAAAGAATAATGGCATTAAGTAATGTTATATACGACACGAACATAGATTTAAAGCACGTTAGACTTTTATCACAGATACCTATAAACAATTGGGATGAATTTAATGAATTAAACAGCAAAGCTTTAGATCTTGGTTGGGAAGGTCTTATGTTAAGAAAAAACGACTTGTACAAAGGTAAAAGATCTAATGATATTTTAAAAGTAAAAATGTTTCATGATGATGAGTATATAGTAGAAGGAGCAAACTTTGGACCTTTCAGATATGTTAGTGAAGGAAAAGAAGTAGAAGAAGATATGCTAACTGCTGTAACTATAAAGCATAAAGGAAATGTAGTTAGTGTAGGAAGTGGTTTTACTATAGAACAAAGAAAAAGTTTTTATAAATTACCTTTAGAAATTATTGGAAAAACAATAACAGTTCAATACTTTGAAGAGTCTCAAAATCAAAATGGAGAATATTCCTTAAGATTTCCAGTTATAAAGGCTATTTATGATAAAAAAAGAGAAACTTAAAAATTATGAAAAATAAAATAAAAGAATGGGATTATATCTTTACAGACATAAAACCTCAAGATAAAGACTATATATATATGACTAATTTATCATCAAACGTATTAGTTCATAAAAAATATATAAATGCTTATGCTAAAGATGGTTATAAAGAAGGTTATTGTAAACCTTATACTCATTGTAGAAAAGAAAATGAATGTGAGTAGCAATATTAGAAAAGGCGATTTATGTATGTACTATAATATTCCTGTAATAGTTTTAGAAATAATTCATAAATATAACTCTTTTATTCAAGAAGAAAGTACTTCTTATCTTTGTTTATTTCATAATGGAGTAGATACAGTACCAGAAACTGCTCTAAGGAAAATATAAATGACGTCTCATTATAAAATGAAATTAGGTACTTTATGCTTAGCAACAGTTTCAGCAAGTACTAGTGTAGAAGATATACCTGTAATAATAATTGGAGATAAAAGCTATAAAAATCATAAAGTTTATATGTGTTTATTTCCAAATTTAGTTATAGCAGGAATCCACACTCTACTACTAAAAGACATTACAGTTAAATAATATTGCCAGCTTAATAAGCTGGTTTTTTTGTATTTATATTTCGTCCTAGGTTTGACGAAACAAAGTGTTTATATAACAAGTAAATTAAATTTTTATATAATATAACAATATAAATTATATTTACTATATAAAGACAGGGGTTTTCATGAATAAACATTTTTTGGAAAACATATATAGAGAAATTTTAAATGAAGCTATTTTAGATCAAACAACTTTTTTAAAAAAGCTAGTATCTATTGCAAACAAAAAAGAAGAAAAGATAAGAGATAGTATAGAAAACAATGAAGAATCTGATAAAGTTTCATTTGGATTAATAACAAATAAAATTAAAGAGTTAACAAAAAGTACTAATTTATTTGATCTTACAGGCTCTGAAAATAAAAAAGCAAGAAAAGCTGCAGAGCTAAGAATTCATAAAAAATTAAAAAAAATAAAAGGAATAAACGATACTCCGATTGATTTAAAGCTAATTAGACCTTTTTATGATAGTATTATTAGATTTTTACAAGAAAAAAAAGACTTACCCGTTGATTTGATTGACGATGCAATAAAAGTATCAGATTACTATATGAAAGAATTTTATACTATTGCTGACAAAAAAGAAAAAGAAATAATAGATAAAGGCAAGTTCGATTT